AAAGCCAACGGTATGGCGATGAATTTGGTTAACGAATGTGGGTAAATCGAGTGTGTGAAGTGTAATGTTTGTCATTTGTTTTCTCCTTAATTAAGCAAGTATGACTTTAATGTAGACCCCACCCGGGCATCTACATAAGTATTTATACAGGATTTTTCACCGATTGTCAAATGTATCCTTATAATTTATTCAACCCAAAAAAACAAATATTACCCATAGTTGTCAATGGCTACGGGTTACCCGGTGATGACCAACGACCGGAAATCCTAGAACAAATTGCCACGAATCCCAGTGCTGAATTAATCATATTTGATAAAAGTCTTGGGCCAGAAGATAACGAATTAGAATACCTGGATTGGATAGCAGGATTAAATTTACAACAGGAGTTTATTGTTGCAACATCAAACTATCGCTATCATTTCGATAAACATGCTAAAATTGTACATTTGCCCAGATACTATGCTAGTATGTTGCGAGATCCAAACAATCAACGGCCTGACATTACAACTATTAGACCATATCCGATAAGTTGTTTGACCAAAAATCCTTGGACTCACAAAACATTAAATTTTGTGGCCATGAGCAAACAGCCATGGTTTGATCAGGTACAAAAAAGTTTTGGGTGGATCTATCCAGAAATATCTGAACAGTATGATTATCTCAGCACAGACGTTTTGAATATGATCACTGCACAAGACGCCGACTATTTGCGTTCAATTTATCCGCTTAGACTAAATGCAGAAGACGACATGGACAAATTTGAAAGCAATGCCTGTCCTACATATCAAACCTGTTACATAGATTACTTGCCCGAAAGTCGTACTGAAAATACATTCATCAGTGAAAAAACTTGGAAACCCATATTCTCTGGGCAGTTGTTTTTGATATTGGGATCAGTAGGAACTATCGAGTATCTTAGAGCAATTGGTGTAGATGTGTTTGATGACATCGTCGATCATGCGTACGATCAAGAACCCAATTTAGAAACGAAGATTGCCATGCTAATGACGGCAATTACCAATTTGTTAGCACAGGATTTAGATCAGATTTGGGCAGATACATACCACCGCCGTCAAAAAAATCTGGATCTTGTGTATAGTCCAGCGTTTCAACAATGTATGTTTGCTGATATTGCTAGTAGAGTTTCTTAGGAAGCGATTCGCTAGCTAGTTTTTTGCGCCAACGATTCTTGGCTGCTGCTTTGGCTTTCTTGCGACGTGTGGTAGGTTTTTCGTAAGTTTCACGCTCTTTGAGTTCACGAAGCAGGCCGGATTCCAGCACTTTCTTCTTGAATTTACGTAGAGCTTTTTCTACAGGTTCACCTTCACGCAATGTGACTGTGTTACCTCTACAAACGATTGGACCGCCTTTTGGTGTGTATGCCATAGTTGTTTATTTATTGAAGTAGTCTTCAGGTTGAGTTAATTCTTGATCTGTGCCGAACTTGATGGTAGGACACAGTACAGGTACTTCTGCATCAGCCGCTTGTAAAATGGTTTCTGCACGTTGGACTGCTTGGCCTAACCAATACACGTCTCGCATGTCTGTATGATAAAAGTAAACATTATAGGCACGACTGCTGTTTCTGCAAGCATCGGCACAGGATTTGATTTGTTCTTCAGTGGCGTTGACCACTAGTACTGTTTCGATTAGGTCGGGCGGGGTAATAAAGTTACTATGCATTTTTCCTTAGGTATTCAGCAATCTGTTCACGTTCTACATCTGTCAAGGTATCGGCGTCATATCTATTGGCTTCGATTTCTTCGATCAAATGACGAATATACGCTTCTTCATAAGCATACACGTCTGTAGAGCTTTTGTCAACCTCGATCCACTTCTTTTCGTTGAACTTGTATAACCGATTTGGCAAATAATCAGTTCTCAAATAAACATCACCTTTTTGTGGGTTGGCAGGGAACTCATTGCCAAATCCGGTGTTGGCGGCCTTGCCCAATTGTGGTGCGTTGTCTGCCTGTATGGGTGCTGAATACATGGCACCACGGCCTGCGCCGGGTACGGCTTCAGCGGCTCTGGGGTTTGGTGTGTCAACAACCACTACCGGTTCTGTTTTAGGTTCTTCTTTGGCCATGACCAGGTCTTCCATAAATGGATCTGTTTTTTCATCTAAATCGTAATATTCATCTTTGAGAAACGCTTTTGCTTGTTTCTCGCCTTCGTCGTCGACTTCAGCCTGTATATAAGGAGTACTTACCAACCCGGTAGGTGAAACACCGGTACCTTTAAATGGTTTGTGATCTTCATCAATCGGTGTGTCTTCTACAACCAGACTGCCTTCGGTATAGTCTGCTCGACTATCCTCAGCGGCTTCGGCCAACATGGCATTTACATCATTGATGTCGGTATATTCTTCTGGGGGTTCAGCAGTATTGAATGCTGGACCAGTTTGCACCCAGGTGCCGTCGGGCAACTTGACACCTTCAAAGTCCGGGGCATCATCTTTGATAAAGCGGCGTCGAATCTTTTCTGTGAATTGTGTAAATCGATTTGGCTTTGCGTCTGTGGCAACAGGTTCATCTGCATCCTCTCCACGTGCCCAACGAATACTTTGTTGTGCAGCCAAGATCAGCACCAGGGCTAGTGGATCAAACACAGCAACAATCATGATGATGACCCAGACCACTGCTTGTTCCAGCAGGTTGGCATCAGGATTGTCACCATAGATCAGTTTGGCAATATATTTGATAGGACCCACTTCGGCTTCGACCTTGCGTACTTCAGCGGCAATCGGAGCACGTTGATCATTCAGTCGGACAATTTCCGTTTGTGCTCGAGCTATTTCATTTTGTAAGTTTGTGCGTTCACGTGCTTGACTGCGACGTATGGCAGTGGCTTTATCGGCACCAGATTCTGTGGTACTACGACTCATGGTTTGATCAACTGCGGCATCCATTTGTTGTAGAGCACGACGAGCCGAATCAATGTTGTCTCGCTGGATTTTTATTTTTTCATCGTAAATGGCAATCTTGCCCAGTACATCACCTGAAATCAAATTTTGATCGTTGTGTGCTTTGCTTAGGAAACCAAAGATACCCATTGAGGTAATAAACATTAGTAGTATAACAGCAGGCAGCAGATACAGTTTAAATGTAAGGCTGGCTCGTTCCCAGTTGTTCTTTAACCATACCGCGGCAACTACTTTGCCTAGTTCTAGGCTGCCGCCCATGATCAAGATGGGAATCACTGCTCCGGAGAATATGGCCGCCAGGCCGACTATGCTGTAGTATGCACCTACAACTTCAATCAGTAATGCAACAAATAGGGTGAAGTAACCAAATATCATAGTCAAATATTTAAGAGTTTTAGCTCAGTAATAATACTACAATAAATGATGTTTGTCAATGAAAATGGTTAAGTAATCTCTTGCCAACCAATTTGTGCCAAGACATCTGCGTTGTTTGATGTTGCTGCCATGGCCAGTGTGATTATATCGCTAACTCCTGCCAGTGTTCTACCTAATTGAAAGGCAAACGCATCTGCCCCCAGTTCGGAAAGTTCTCTACTGCTGACATAGCCGGCCTGTAGTTCCGTGCCGCCTGATAAGGCAGTTGCGGCTGTGTCATATTCTACTGTTCCCGAACTACTGGTTCCTGCCCAGTTGGCATTAGTTAGGGTAGGATTTAATACCAATTTCCAACGATAGTAGTTTACAGTAGGACTTAGTACATCCACTTGTCTGGGCAACACAATAGCATCTAATCTTGTGCTGTCCAATCTGATACTAACTACGGGATAGTATGTTCCTGCCGAAGATAGTCTCAATACCGAAGTACCACGCCCGGCTGTTTCACTGTAAGTAAAAGCATTGTATCCACCTTCACTGATAACTGTGGAACAAATTTGTCGCATCATACTGTCACCACTGGTACCTGCTGTGTTTGTTATTTCATAACGCACTGGCAATATTGCAGTGGTCATATATGTAGTGGTATTGCCTGCTACGTTGGCATGATGGAACGTATGGCACAGCACATAGGCACCGTTGACGACAAAACCACAACGAACAGAGCCCACGCCTAACCATTCTATATCTGTCCAAAATATCTGTGTTCTATCTACATTTAATGCGGCAAATGGATTGTCCCAAGCATCTTGTCTTATCCTATCCTCAACCAACGCACCACTACTGTAACTTCTTATTACCAAATAGTTATAGGCACCATCGTTTTCAAAGTAGATACCATTGTTGGTAGTAAAATACCCCACACGTTGACGTAGATTGGTCTTGGGTGTGTTCATACAGAAAGTTGTTAGCACCAACAGACTTTTACCTGGTTGATAAGGAAATACTCTTTTTGTTTCTCTTATGACACTAGATCCACTGATGGCAGTTACGTTCAATAGGTATGTGGAACTATCAGCATCATATACTACTGTTCCACCAGTGGCATTGACATTACTAAAATCACTGTGATCGTAGTATCTTGCTTTGCTGTCGAACAATGTGTATGGTTCGCTGACACGCAGTCTACCAAACGCATCAGTTGATCCTGAGCCTAGGGTAAATGTACTGGTTCCTGTTAATGTAGCAGTTACATTGCCATCTACTGTAATACTGCCACCGCCATCAGCAATGTTTACATTACCGGTAACACCGGGCATTTGTGTAATGCTCACATTGCCAGTGATACCTGGCAGTTGACCAATGTTTACATTACCACTCACTCCTACGGTGCCTGTGATGGCTGGTAGTGTTGTTATAGCAACTATGTTGCCCAAGATTGCAACGTTACCTGTGACGCTAACATTGCCTGTGATTGAGGGCAAGGTTGTTATACCAGTGATGTTGCCCGTAACAGTAACATTAGCGTTGCCGGTTGTTACCCAAGGTGTTGTACCTTGATTGACAACCAACACATTGCCAACAAGATACACCGGTATACGTTGTGCTTCGGTGTTGTTGACTCTAACAGCATCAAGTACATTGACATTACCACTTACTGTGATGTTGTCAGACCCAAGGGTCACACGTAGGTGTGGTTCACCTGATGTATCATAGGTTAATGCTTTGTGAACATTTAATAGGTTAGGTTCATTGGGATGAACGTAGTTGGTGCTGTTAGGATTCTGTACGCCCATTACACTTTGATACCAATAAAGATTTGACTTTGTCTACCTGCCGCCCAGGTGTTGCTGTTAGTGGATCCGTATCCAGTGTTGATTGCTGAACGTGTACCAGCATCTAGGGCTGATGCATCGTATGTTACCAATACCACAATGCGGCCACTGGCCACACTGGTCAGTGCCGATGACAATGCTGTTAAATTGGCAGGACTAATGTATGTATCATATTGAGTGGCTGCTGTGACAACATCACCATATGAATCTAACACTACCAAGTTGTGGCCACGGCCATATGGGTTTGGTGCATCACCTTGACGTAGTACTTCAATGTCGTTGACCACTACTCTAGCAGGTTGAAAACTGGGAACATCATAGGTTGATGATTCTGCATAAATCTTGTTGCCACTCACATACTGTGTGGTTGATATTGCTGTGGTTGTGCCAAATGCTTCGTAGAATGTAAAAGCACTGACAGTAGAAATCCATGGACGACCCACGGTTAATCCGCTGGTGTTGGGATTGTTAACTATGGCATTGTTGTTGTATTGTGTTGGCAACGCAGAAAGATCATAAGTTGCTCTTGCTTCACCACTGGCAACTCGGTCCAGGGCGGCCAAATCCAGTTTGGCTTTTTGTTTGAGTTCTTTGGTGGCAAGACGACCAATTTTATTGTTTGTACGCAGTCTAGTTCCAGAGACGATACCAAGACTGGACAATGTTGCTGATCCACTGGCCACGGATCCATTTAATACTATATCATACCAGGTGCTGTCAAAACCACGTGCTGAATTAACGGCTGTTTTTAATTGGTTGATAGTTTGAGCATTGTCGATAGTGTAACTGTCGTACAAAGCTGTGTTTAATAAACTTTGAACTGTGATGGTGATGTTGGCCATTAGCGGGCTCCTGCTTGGAATCCTGGATACATGCTGGGAGCATTGGTACGAATGTCTGCGGGATTTTTACGACTGTGCATGTCATCACCACCTGGGAAAGCAGCACCAACGGGAGCGGTTACTTCGTTAGGCTCATTGGCATACTGTGTTTGTACACCGCAATCAGCTTCTGGCGCCTCTAATCCAGCCAACTGTTGGATCACTGCCAACAAGTCTGGTTCTGGTGATTCTGGTTCCACGGCGATCTGCATCACAGGCTCATCTGGTGCAACAGCCAAGGCGGCAATGGCATCAGGAGCAGGTTGTGCAGGTGTATCTGTAGCATCTACTAGATCTAATACTCCGCGGATAATGTCTGTTATTCTCATATTGTACTTATTGGTTAAAAGCCAGCGGCTTTGAGTCTTGCTGCCAATTGATCTAAAGCACCACCAACTGTGCTCACATTTGATGTCCAGTTTTGATAGTTGGCCATGGTGTAACTCACATTGGTCAATACTGTTAAACTACGTGCTGTGATGTTTCCTACGTTGGCATTGCCTGAAGTGTAGTTGAACTCAATAAACTTGTTGTCAAAGGTATCATCATTTTTGTAGATACCAAAGTGTGAATGTGGGCCTGTGCCGCGATTGTCTGTTCCGGTGCTGGCAGCGTCCCACCAAGCATAACCTAAAATAGTACTGCCACGCTGTGTGCCAGTGTTGTTTCTAAAGTCGATACTGATGTTGCCGGTGTTGTCTCCGGTACCAGGGCTACCATCACCAATGTGCAACCAGTATCCAGGATTGGTATTGTTGATACCGGTGTAGTCTTGTATGGCTATTTCGCCAGAACCGGCCGAGTTTAAGATAATGCCATTGCTTGCTCCACCTGCTGTACCAATTGTGGTGTCTGAGAATGTCAGGTTACCTGCTGTGGTAAATGATGAGCTGTAGTTTGTACCATTGGCCCAGAATATTCCGCTGGATGTTATGATATTGCCTAGATTGGCCAGGCCGAACGCATCCACAGTACGGATGTTGCCCACAATGGCTTGGTCGTAGATCAGGGCTGTGTTGGAAGCTATATTACCGGTTTCGGTTAGTGGTGTTTGTACGCTGGTTCCTGCCAAAATAAAAGTTGCGGATTGTATATTACCACTAGTGAATAATTGTTTCCACTGCTTGCTGGCGCTACCAATACTGTACGTGTTATTAGTTACTGGAATCAAATTGCCCACAATGGCACTCAAGTTGGCCACCGGAGCTATCAACACATTCGACGCTGTGATGTTGGCACGTAGGTTACCAATTTCCACGTTGGCGGCTGTGGTATTTGCTGTAGTAATTAAGTTGAAGGACGTGATCGTGGCATTGGCAGCTGTGATGTTGGCACGTAGACTATTAATTTGTACGTTGGCCGCTGTGATGTTGGCACGTAGGCTACCAATCTCTACATTGGCCGAAGCTACATTGGCATTTACAACTGTTATTGCTGTGCTTTGTGTAGCAGCATTGGCAAACAAAGTAGTAATATTAGTAGTTGCTGTGCCAAGATTGGCATTGATAGTATCAATTTGTACAGCCTGTGTTACAGCGTTGGCTGTCCAGGCTGAGGTCACTGTGTCAACATAACTCTTCATGCCAGTGTTGGCTGTGATGATGGCCGCATTGGCAGCTGTAATGTTGGCACGTAGGTTATTTGTGTCTGTATATCCGGTGGCAATGTTAGTTGTGGCTGTACCCAGATTAGCGTCTAAGGTAACTATTCTGGCATTGGCAGCAGTTACATTGGCATTGATTGCAACAACTGAAGGTAAATTGGCCTGCAAGCTGGCCACATTCGTTTGTAAACCGACGATGTTGGTAGTAGCTGTGCCAAGATTGGCATCGATGGTGTTGAGCTGACTGCCTTGTGCGACTGCGTTAGCAGACAACGCAATTAATTCAGCAACCTGAACTTGTGCATTGGCCTGCAAGGCTGCAATGGTCACTTGTTGTGCCACAGTATTGGCTGTCAGTGTACCAAGGGTGTCTGCTTGTGCAGCAGCATTTACTGTAAGTACCGCCAACGATAGGGATTGTGTAGCAGCGTTGGCAGTTAGAGTGTCTAAGGTTGCGGCTTGCGTGGCCGCATTGGCCAACAGGGAGGTAATATTTGTTGTGGCTGTGCCCAAGTTGGCATCCAGGGTAACTATTCTGGCATTGGCAGCAGTGACTCTATTGGTATTGGTTGAGATGTCAGTGCTTTGTGTGGCAGAATTGGCCAACAGAGTGGTAATATTTGTTGTGGCAGTACCTAGGTTAGCATTAATAGCTATGTTGGCCGATATCAAACTGGTCACGCTGGTATTGACACCGCCCAAGTTTGCTTCAATATTTTGTATGCGTAGATTAGCCGCAGTGACATTGGCATTGATTTGCGCCACATTGGCATTGACCGGTGCAAGTGTATTGCCAGAAACTATCAATGCATTGGCAATACTGGCAATATTACTGGATAAATTTGCACTGACCTGGGCATACACATTGGCAGTGATGTTACTGGTGGTTGTTGCGTACAAGGTATTGGCGTAAACATTGGCTGCAGTGGTTTGAGCAATAACGTTGGCCAAGCTGGCAGCGCCTAAAATATCATTTGTATACAGCGTGATGTTGCCTGTGCGTCCAGCCACAGTTCTTACTGGTGCATCAACGGTGATATTGGCATTACCTGCGGTAATATTAGCAAAATTTAAATTGATTATTTCAAATGCGTGTCTTAGCGTGTCACCCGTTAAATCGTTTGGAGCGGCACCTAAGTAGACGTTTGCAAAAGTACTCATTGTTTTAACCCTATTATAGAGTATTTATCGATTAGTACGTTTGTTTCCACCCCGTTATGGTCTTGGTCCAGATAGCTTTGACGTTTGACCAGGTATTTGTGGCAGTTTTTACCTTGACATTGGCTACATAACCCCAGGTATCGGCGGCTGTTTTAACAGTTGTTCCGCCACTGGATACCATTTGATAAACTACATTACCGTATGGAACACCTACACCAGTTACTGGATCCCAATTAGAACTTGCGGCGTATCCTGTAGTTAACAGGCTTGCATTATTTCCTGTTAAAATATCGTAGTACGCATTGAGATTTCCGTATAGTATAGGATGTATAGCATTAGGTATCGGACGTCGACTAGTTAAAGACGTATATCTAGCAAACATACCAGCCATAATAGGTGCGGCAGCACTTGTCCCAGACACAGACTCAACTCTACCTATGTTATTTCCGCTATAAGTCATCCATACTCCGTAGGCGTTCATAGCTGCGGCAATATCTGGTACACCACGACCAATATCAGAACTTATAGTACCGCTAGTTAATGTAATATTTGGCCCATAAGAAGAATTAGAAGCAAAATATTTTCTATAGGTTAATCCATTTTGCCAAGTTGGTACTGCAATCATTGAACTTATACCACCCGAACCACCAAAACCCGGTGTATTACCAATTTGACTATTATTATAAACTGTTTCGTTTGAACGTAACGTATTACCAGAAAATACCGATAAATTGGTGCCTCCCACTGCTATCACATTGTGATTAGTTGATGGATAGTCTACTGTTACAATATTTCCAGTTAGTGTGGCAGAACTACCATAATCTCCAGCAGCTATAAAAACTGTAATTCCCTTAGCAGAAGCATTTGACAACGGTACTGCTAAAAAATCTCCGCAGTAATAATTTGGATATACGTTACTGTAAATTTCTCCAAGGCCCCAACTAATGGTAATGATATCACAATCTTCATCCACTGCTCGTTGTATAGCATTACCAAAACTACTAGTTCTATTGGTAATGTTTGCTAACGTAACATTAGAACTATATGTAATGGAATTGTTATTGCCTTTATACAATACAATATTAGCTTTTGGGACCATACTAGCAACACATACTAAATCTAACATATTTTCTACATCGTTGCTAACGCCATTATAACTATTAGTAGCACCATCAACACCAACAAATGTTACAGTGGGTGCCGTTAAACTTATATTTGCTAATGATTTACTAAGATCACTTTGACTAAACCCGCCGTCTAGACTAATAATACCAACTTTAACATTGGCTCCGGTGTTAATAGGAATATTGTATGCTGTTGCTACCTTAGGTCCAGTAAGTAAGGAACCCTCGCTAATGCTACTAGCGTGTGGTAATGCTTCAACTGAAGTTATATACGAGGATACGTTAGCTATCATGTCTTAAAATGTCTGATACCAAATATCGCCAATGTTACCTTGTGTGATTGAGGGTGCGTAACTGTTGACGTAAACATTACGAGCCACGTTGGATGTCATAGCAACATTACCACGACTGTATACCAATCCAGTTGCGGTCAAACTGCTAGCATACAAGTTTCCGTTGTAACTGTTCAAATAACCAAACACATTAGCATTGCCAAAACTGCCTGCGCCAAATGCGAGATTGGCGTAGGTTTGATATGCACCCAAGTTGGCCGTAATTGCATTAATGCTTGTTTGCTGTGTTGCTGAGTTGGCATTGGCAAAAGTTTGATATGCCGCCAGTCCAGTTGTAATAGTACCAATACTGGTACTCTGACTCACAGCATTGGCATTGGCAAAAGTTTGATATGCACCCAGGTTAGCATTAATAGATGCTAACGAAGCATTGACCACAGTTTGATGTAAACCCAAGTTGGCATTGATTGTGTTGATACTGGTTGTTTGTGTGGCAGCATTGGCATTGGCCGCAGTCAGGTACCCAGTCCAGGTTGGGTTAGTTGGTAGATACGCGGCCACGTTGGCATTGCTGTAAGTGGCACCAGCAAATGCTACATTGGCGTAATTGTAGAACGCACCAACATTGGCTGACAGCGTTGCAGAAGCTGTGTTGGCATAGGTCTGATAAGCACCAATGTTGGCGTTAACAGCAACAATTTGTGCATATTGAGTTGCGGCATTGCTGAACAATGTGGTTACACTTGTTGCCAGGCCAGACACATTGGCATTGGCAAATGTCTGATACGCACTGATATTGGCGTTGTTGGTAGATACCAAACTTGCAATTACAAGGTTGGCAGCTGTGATGTTGGCACGTAAGGCATTGGTTTCTGTTAAGCCAGTGGCAATGTTTGTGGTAGCAGTACCAAGGTTGGCATCTAGGTATCGTATGTTACCGTGCTGGGTGGCAGCATTGGCAGTCAAGTTGGCCAAGGTTGATGCTTGAACTCCAGCATTGCTCAACAACAATCCATTGACTGTAGTAGCAATTGATCCAAGATTGGCATCAATGGTGTTGATACTGGTTGCTTGTGTTGCGGCATTGGCCGTCAAGTTGGCCAAGGTTGAACCTTGTGTGGCTGCATTACTTAATAGCGTAGAAATATTAGCGGCAAAGCCACCAACGTTGGCATCCAAGCTGGTCACACGAG